CGCCGCCAAATCCGGCCGGTTGTCCTTTAAGGACGAACCAGCGGGTAAGGTAAGGGTGTTTGCGATTGTTGATTATTGGACACAGTGTGCTCTTAAGCCACTACATGACTTGGTCATGGATATCTTGAGGGAAATCCCCCAAGATGGGACGTTCGACCAGAATGCTCCGGTCAAACGGTTATTAAAGACCATCCCGAAAGGGATGTCCCTTTGGTCCTTAGACCTGTCTGCAGCGACGGATAGATGTCCACTTGTGTTACAAAAAATCGTAGTCGCCATGATGTTTGGCAAGGAGTATGCTGATACATGGGGAGCGCTTCTTGTCGGAAGGTCGTATTCTGTTCCCCAACAGAAGAAACCCGTAAAATACGGGCGAGGTCAACCGATGGGAGCGTATTCTTCATGGGCAGTATTCGCCTTGACGCATCATGTGATACTTCAGTTCTCGGCCTGGCTTGCTGGCAAACAGGGATGGTACCCGCATTACGCGTTGCTTGGGGATGACATTGTCATAGGGGATGACAAGGTTGCCCACAAGTATAAGCTAGTGTGTAAGTGGTTAGGTATGGAGATTGGCATAGCCAAATCTCTGGCAAGTTCTGAAAAGACTTGTGAGTTTGCAAAACGACTCTACCTACGAGGTCAGGATGTCTCAGGGTTTCCTTGGAAACTCTGGACCGTCTCTAGACGTAGTCTATCGGCGGCGTTGGCTGTTGTTCAGCGGTCAACGGGCATTCCTAATTTTAAGATAACCTCGGCACAAATAGCTTTAGCGTTTGGTGCGGGGATGCAGCAAGTCTCTAAGACAGGATACACGTGGCAATCCATGTCACGGCGTCTCCGGAGTCTTTTAGTCTTGCTGTCGCATCCGAATGCCGGTACTGGCATTTCAAGACTTACTTGGTTGGATTGGTTGTCCGCTAAGGGACCAAGCTTGCCCGTTAAGTATGGTCCGTCGGTTCATTCATGGTTTACGCCTTGGGCAACGGGGTTGCTACAGGAGTATATAATTCCTGTGCGTAAGCGCATAGATGACCTTCAGGCCAAATTGTTCTTCCCAACCGATCAAATAATTGATTGAAAACGGTGGGGCGAGTACCTTGAGCTGGTAAAACAGGGGTTTAAGGACGAGGCGTTAAGACGCCCTGGCCAAGAACCTGTCCCGGAACCTGACTTTCCGTCAGCTACGGGACAACTGTCTGACGCGAGTCAGAACCCGCTCTCGATACCCGACGGTGCTTGTTTGGCAATCCTTTCGGACATCAACACCAAGTTACTTAAGTTGGAAGATGCCACCGACAAATCGGAGGCCTCCCTTAAGCACTTGCAACGCCTTAACATTAAGTTACGTGCGGACCAAGCTTCGGCAGTATTTACGCAAGTAGTACGCCTTATCGAGGAACGCGTGTCCGAGGTTCCGCGATTTCCCGACGAGCTACTGATCTCTCGAAAAGAGGGAGCCGAAGAACGGCAGCCAGTAAGTTCAGTCGTGTCATTGTGGGAACGTTGGAGGGCGCTGGCGGAACGTTCGCATGTCTCTGCTCCATAATGGAGTTGGCGCCGAAACCTTCTTCTTAGTGTCCTACTTAAGTAGTTGACTAAGAGGGACCATTCGTCTGTCGGGGTCCGCACTTTCCTTTAATGGAAAAGGGTTAAATTCCCTAGTGCGGTGCCGGCAGAGGTTTGGTTCCTTAAGGTCCTCTAACTGGGTAGGGCGCTCTCTCGAGCGGGATCGCTACCGGCAGTGAGAGGGGCGAGGATTCCACCTCGTAGGAAGTGGTCTAGGGAGCCATGTTGAGCGTACGTCAAAGTGCAAAGCTTCATAAGATTCCGCTACTGAGACCTGATTAGTCTCGGTAGTGATCGGAAGATCAAATGTCACTTCCCATATCATAACCTTTCCTGAGGACGTAAGTCCCTGGATTTGGTTAAATTAGGAGAGAG